AGAGTCCAGAAAATAAAATTCGAGGAATGCGGAGAATTTGGAACGATATACGTTGGGTATGATTTCTTGGCGAGGCGATATTACGATTTGCCGCAGCAAGCCATTGACAATTACATTGCGCACAAAGAAATAAGAGAACATCTTCATTCGACAAAGAGAAGCTTCAGGGAAAAGAGAAACGGAAAATCAGACCTGAAAAAATTTGATGATTTTCAAGAAAAAGAAATCGTTCAAGGAAAACAATATAACGACCCGTTTTGAAAATGGAAGATAAAATAGGGTTTACCGGATGCACTCACGAACGCAAAGTTGAAAACGGAAAGTGCGCCGATTGTGGAAATGAAATAAAAGAAGAGCAGAGAACTTGCGATAGGTGCGGCAGCATCAATGAAGTGCGGTTGCACTATTGGGCGTCGCCGAGCGTTTTTGACGATTATATTTTTTGGCCGAAAAACTGGCTTTGCGAAAGATGCCGTGAGTTTTGGTCTTGGTACATGGTTCCGAAGGTGGAAAAGGCCGAGACGAAAACCTACAAGAAAAGCGACGTTCGCAAGTCGCTCGGAAAGCACGGTAGTTTTGAGTTCATGATGCTTGATATTCCGAGTATTGAGCAATGCGAAGCAGAAAAGATTGAAGATTTTCTTTTGTGCTGCCACGATGAGTTTAACACTCCGTCGCTGGCATACAAAAGCGATGGATGGAAAGTGCTCGGACAGTACGAGACAAACGGAGTAATCAGAGCGTTTGTGCTGAGACCTTTTGAGAAAAAAGAACAGCCTAATTACGACGAGTTGAAAATATGAAAGAAATCAAATTCAGATACCACGCTTTTAATAAGCATTTCAGCGAGGAACATTTTGAAACACTTACTGATGAGATGCTTATAAACAGAAAAATTCCATCATGGATATTGAGTGACAATTGCGATGTATTAGACAAATTGATGTTCACTGGATTGAGAGATAAAAGCGGGAAAGAAATATATGAGGGCGATTGCCTTGCAATAGACGGAAAAGAATATGCTGTATTTTATGATGACGAGAATGCCTGTTTTTTTCTGCACGATAGTGAGTCTTTTAAAAACAAACTTTTCAGTGACGTTGACAAGTCGAAATTGACGATCACCGGAAATATTTTCAACATAAAAGCATGAAGATTTTAATAAGAAAAACCGGCAACAATGAGATGATCGTAAATTTCAATTATCATCCGGTCGCCGTTGAAAAAATAAAGAGCCTGCCGTACAAAACCCGTAAGTGGGACAAGATTGCGAAAGTATGGGTTGTTGATCTTTCACAACTTGAAAATATCTACCGACTTTTCAGTGGTTGCCAGATAGATGCTGATGATGAATTGATCGAACTTTATTCCAAGAAATCAGAGACGCGGGAACGGATCGCGGTCGAAGTGAAAGAATTGATTAAGAACGTTCCTGACCGCGTGAACGGATACGAGCTTTTTATGCACCAAAAGGAAGCCGTGCCGCAAATGTTGCTGGCGAGAAAATGTATATTGGGGCACGAACAAGGTCTTGGAAAAGCACAGCCGTTTGATGCAAAAATCTTGACTATTTGTGGTTGGAAAAAAATGGGAGAAATAAAGATTGGAGATTCAATCATAAATGCAGAAGGAAAAGAATCAAAAATAACTGGAGTGTTTCCGCAAGGAAAAAAGAAATGCTATAGAGTAATTTTCAATGATGGATTTTCATGTGAATGTTGTGATGAACATTGGTGGATGGTTAAGAATCATAACATTACTTGTAAAAGAAAAATATTAACTACGAATGAAATTCTTGAAGATTTGAAAGATAAATCTGGTGTATCGAAATGGACTATACCAATAATCAAATCAGTTACTGAATTTTCAGAAAATAATCTTCCACTCCATCCTTATGTTCTCGGTTTGTTGATTGGAGACGGTGGCTTTTCAACTGATTCAGTCATATTGAGTCTGTCAGAAGAAAAAAATGAAGTAATGGAAACTGTAAAAAGCATTATCGGAAATGATAATGTTAGAAGACGAGAGAGTGGAGTTGATTGGGGATTGGCTGGAGTTTCATCAATTTTAAAAGAACTTGATTTGCAGGGGAAAAGATCATTTGAAAAGTTCATTCCTGATATTTATAAATATTCTTCATTTGAAAACAGACTTGCTTTGCTTCAAGGATTGATGGACACAGATGGTTATTATCTTGACAGTTCTCACAAGGAAAAGCAAGGACAGCATCTTGAATATTCCACAAGTTCGCCGAGACTTGCAGAAGATTTTTGCGAACTGATTTGGTCTTTCGGCGGAACGGTAAGAAAACGTTCAAAGATACCTTTCTACACAACGAATGGAGAACGCAAAGCTGGAAAGAGATGCTATTCTTTGACGATCTGTTTACCGAATGAAATAGAACCATTCAGATTATCAAGGAAGAAGAACGGTTATAAAGGGCGATTAAAATATTTTCCAAGCAGATATATTTCAAAGATAGAATATGTCGGGATGAAAGAGATGCAATGTATTTCTGTAGATTCTCCTGACAATCTTTATATAACCGATAATTATATTGTCACCCACAATACCATAACGGCATTGGTTGCATCGAAATTGCTTGAAGATAGAAATGTCCATGTCATCGCACCAATCTCAGTTCATTCAAGTTGGAAAAGTTTCGCCGATGAATGTGGAGTGAAATTGAGCGGGCTGCATTCGTGGGCAAAGATACCGAAAGATATTCCAGAAAGAACAATTCTAATTGCCGACGAAGTTCATAAGGCGCAGGGTGGAGTAACCACGCAGCGCGGTAAGGCGTTTTTGAATCTCGCCCAAAAAGCGGAGTTCCTTTTCCAACTTTCAGGGACTCCGATGAGAAATGACCGAGCATTGAACATTTTCCCGTTACTTGAGGCCTGCAATCATCCAATCGCTCAGAATTTTTTCTCGTTCCGCGAGCGTTATTGCATCAAGCGTGAAATTTATCGAAAAGGAAAAGAACCGATAGCGGTTTACGACGGAATACAGAATGAAGGCGAGTTAAGGAACAGAATCGGAGACGTGCTTTTCGTGAAGAAGAAAATAGACTGCTTGGATTTGCCGGAGAAAATTTACCAGTGGCGACATGTCGAGAATTGCTTGACCGGCGAGTTGGCAGACGATCTTGAGCAGCTTATCGAAGAGTATCTTAACGAGAAAAGTTGGAAGGAAGATTTTTCTGACTCATATTTCGACGAATTAAGACGCAGGGCGAAATTCCAAGTTATTCGCCGGCTGACTTCTCTCGCCAAAGTGGATGGGACGTGTGACATTGCGCAAGACATTCTCGATCAAGGCGAGAGCGTGGTTATCTGCACGTCATTTTTGGAACCGTTGCACAAGATTGCAGAAAAATTCAAAGATTATGGAGTATCGATAATTCACGGTGGAATCAAAGCGGAAGATCGCGGCCAGATGGTGAAAGATTTCCAAAGTGGAAAAAAAAGAGTTTTTGTTTTCACCATCGAGGCCGGTGGAGTCGGCATAACGCTAACGAAAGCATCATATATTATCATGCACGACCGGACGTGGGTTCCTGGTGATGTTGACCAGGCTATTGATCGAGTCCACAGAATATCTCAGGACAAGACGGTTTTTGTCACGTCAGTTTCAGTGAACCGCATGGATTACATTATCGACAAAGTTCTTTCACGAAAGAGCAAGTACATCAACAGGGTGATTTATTAAAGCAGAGTGTTCCTTCATCGGCAAGGAAAAGACGCCGACAATGGAAGTGAATTTGACCCCGGCGTCGCGCAAATGTTGGCGTGGCATGCAGAAATTCGAGATGAACGGCGAGACGTATTATGTGTTGGTGACGTTGATGCCGGAAGCCGTGGGAAAAGTTTTTGAAAAGAATGCCGAAGAAAAAAGTTGAAACCGACAAGAGTGAATCCGAAAAGATCGTCGCGCGGATCATCGCGAAAAGCGGGTGGGAGAATCCGCTCGGCATTCCGGGTTGGCGATGGTTCCAGTTCGACACCAACGTTGACGCGCGGAACTGGTTTGTCAGTGATGCCAGCGAAATCAAGGCCGGAAGCTGTTTCAGTGAAGCCAAAGAGATAAATGTTGCCATTCATAGATAAAGACGATCATCGCGCGCGAAATCGAAATTCCAAAAAGTCAAAAGCGGCCGTGGTCGAGTCGATAGCCGGTGAGCTGCTGCGTTTCCACGTGCAGAGCCGGACGGTGGAGGGATTGAGTCATTTAGTTGACCTGGAAGAGTACGGCTTCAATGGCTTTTGTGGTTGTCAGGATTTTGATTTCAGGAAGCGGGTGCTCGCACAGAAGATGAATGGCGAGCGGTCGCGATGTTGGCATATTGATCGGGCAAGGGACTTTTTTATCGACGCTGTTTTGAAAAAGATGGCGGAGAATTTTTACAAAAGTTGACGATCTTATATTGATTCCCATGACCGGATCCATCGCTGAAATAACCCCCAAACGGCGCCGGCGAAACCCCAAGCCCACGTCGGCGCCGTTGATTTTAAAATTAATCAAGATATTGACGTAAGCCGTGCCGGAGTCTCGATGATAAAAGAGCTTGTGAAAAAAAATGAAATCGAATTGCCAGTGCTGTTTGATGTTAATTTTAATGTAACATTGAATAAGGCGCAATTGGAGATCATGCTTCAATTAGTGGTGACCGCGCAAACGACCGGCGACATCAACAAGCAAATCGCGGCGCTGCAAAGATTGCAGAAAATTCTTGAGAGGTTTTTGAAATAATCAAAAAGCGTTTGCTTTTTTGAAAATAGTTTTGTAAATTGTTTTGTGCTCGAAATTCTCAGACAATTTGTTTGAGAGTTTAACCCGCAAGACGATCTTTCTTCAATGAGAGTTTCGAGCACAACTTGCGGGTTTTTTATTTATAACTGTGATTTTTTACAAAGGAGATTGTCATGGGAATGACTCAAAAGAAAAACTATTTGAAGGCGGAGTACATTGATGTAAACAACCGTCCGGTTGAGTGCCTGGTATTGCCGTGCATGAATGCCAGTGTAGTTGATCCAATAATCGAGTTTACGCCGATACGCTGGTATCATTGGTCAACGTTGGTTAATTGCGCCGGTTCGCAAAACCTTCACAAGGCAGTCAGTGGAATCAAGTTCAAGATCGACGGAGTTTTGCAGTCAACGCAAGAAGTGTATGAAAGAATTTCAAAGATGGTGTAAATATGTCAATGCACAGAAGCTTGAAGCCGCGCAGAAAAAAGAAATCGAAGTCGTTTCATTCAAGTTCATGTCGTGTCCGAAGCACGGCATGGTTGACCGTGGCAGTTTGATTTATCGCAAGGGCGCGATCATCGGTTGCCTTTCGTGCATGGCCAATGTCAACCTGGCGGGTTTGATCATGGTGAAGAAAAAGGGAAAGTAATGACTATTTCACATGCAAGACAACTAAAACGTGGTGATCAAGTTGTCGCGTTTAACGGCAACGCTACTCTTTACGCACGAGTGGTAAAAACAGAGCCTAAAAGAAACGCGATATTGATAACTGCGCGTTATCTCAAAAAAGACGGGAAGCTTGGCGAGATGGAAAGAACGCATCGCGGCTTTCTATGGTACGGTGATTTTCCGTCTGATAATTTTCCGAAATGTGAGGAGATTGGTTTATGAGACTTAAACTCTGTAGACCATTGGTCAGCATCGACATCGAGACCACCTCCCTCGACGTGAACGCGGCTAGAATCGTGCAGATCGGTGTCAAGAAAATTATGCCGGACGGCTCAACCAGCGTTTGGTCGTCACTGGTGAATCCGACCGTTTCGATCACCAATACCGAGGCGCATGGCATCACCGATGAGATGGTGAAGGATGCGCCGACGTTCGCCGAGCTCGCCAAGATGGTGATGGAGATGATCGACAGCAGCGACATTTCCGGCTACAACATTCTGAGTTATGACATGCCGGTGCTGTTCAATGAGTTCATGCGGGCAGGAATAACGTGGGATTATCACAACACGTGGTTCATCGACTCCTGCAACATCGCGCGGCGCAAGGAGCCGAGAAATTTGAGTTGGGCGACGGAATTTTACTGCGGCATGAAACTTGAGAACGCTCATAACGCAATGGCCGATACGGAGGCCGCGGCAAATGTGCTTTTGGCGCAAGTCGAGAGATACACCGACATCGGAGAAGATGTTGCGGCGCTGGCAATGTATAGCAACTACGATAAGCCATTGCTGGACTTCTCCGGAAAATTCAAAACCAACGAGAACGGAGAAATTATAATAAATTTTGGTAAGAAACATTTTGGTGAGAGGGCACTTGATCACCAAGATTATTTGCGATGGATGTTGGAAGAAAATTTTGCGGCGGACACAAAAGCGGTGATCAAAAAACATTTAGGAATTGAGTCATGAGCGGAACAAACGGAAAACTCCAGATACCTTACGATGAGTTTATCGCCAAGAAATCGCATTTGAAAAACGGCGGTGGTTTTTCTCCAATATTCATGCCTGACTGCATGTTTGATTTCCAGAAATATTCTGTTGAATGGAACTTGATCAATGCAAGGTCTGGATTATTTCAGGCGCCAGGAAGCGGCAAGACGTTGGAGGAGCTTGTGTGGGCCGAAAATATCGTTCGGCATGCTAACAAAAATGTCTTAATAACTACGCCTTTGGCAGTGTCGTTTCAAACCGTGCAAGAAGGGGAGAAGTTCGGAATAGAGTGTAAAAGGTCAATGGATGGTAAGCCGGCGGGAAAGATAACTATCACGAATTACGAAAAACTTCATCTATTCGACCCGAATGATTATGTTGCAGTGGTTGGAGATGAAGTTAGCCGCGTTAAAAACGCGCAGGGAAAAACAAGAAAATTTTTCACAGAATTTGTCAAGAAAATTCCGTATCGTCTTGGAGCCACGGCAACGCCATCCCCTAATGATTACATGGAATTGTTGACTATCTCGGAATGGCTTGGATATATCGGTTTCCAAGACGGCTTGAAAATGTTTTTCAAGAACGATAAAAACAATTCAAGCACAGGACGTTATTACGGTAAAAAAATGGAGTGGAGGTTTAATGGATATGCTGAGATACCGTTTTGGAGATATATTGCATCTATCGCTTTGGCGATGCGTATGCCGTCCGATCTTGGATTCAGCAACGATGGATTCGTGTTGCCTCCGTTGATTGAAAATGATCATATCATTGAAGCAAAGAGTTTAGCGGACGGATATTTGTTTGAATTGCCGGCCATAGGATTACGTGAACAACTTGCCGAGCAGAAACGAACGATAAAAGAGCGTTGTGAGAAGGCGGCGGATTTGTGTAATGTGCACAAAGAACCGTCTCTTATCATGTGCAACCGCGATAAGGAAGGTGACTATCTTGAAAAGATAATCGACGGCGCGGTGCAGGTGAGCGGGAGAGACAGCGATGAGGCCAAAGAAGAAAAATTCATGGCATTCGTGAGAGGAGAAATAAAAAAGATGATCACGAAAAAAAGAATCGGGGCTTTCGGTATGAATTTTCAACATTGTGCCCATATTGTTAATTTCGTAGATAACAGTTATGAGCAGTATTTTCAGTTGAAACACAGATGCCATCGTTACGGACAGAAAAAAACCGTCGTGGTTGACAACGTGACCACACAGGGAGGAAAGATGATGATGCTGAATGTGTCAGAGAAGGCGAAGCGGGCAGACATCATGTTCAATAATTTGATCGCGGAGATGAGAAATGCAAGAAGAATAGAAAACAAGGTCGAGTTCAACAAAGAAATGGAGATTCCGGCATGGATAAGATAACAGACACATCGAGATTTAAAAGTGAAAAAGTCAAATCAGATATTGAAGCTATGGAAGTGATGAATTTGGGGAAAGTGATTGATCAAAAAATAACTGAAAATTATTGTCTATACAACGGTGACGTCAAGTTGGTATTGAGGAACATCCCAGATGGAAAAGTCGGTTTTTCGATATATAGCCCACCTTTCGCAAAAAAAAGCGGCGGCGCCTTGTATTCATATTCATCAAGCGAATATGATTTGTCGAATTGCAAAAGCTATGAGCAATTTTTTGAGCAGTACGAATACATCGTCAAAGAGATTCATCGCGTTACTATGCCGGGAAGATTGTCGGCAGTGCATTGCATGGACGTTCCGAACAGCAACAGCGGCGGGGATTACTTGACAGACTTTCCAGGTGATATCATTCGTCTGCACGAAAGATGTGGATGGAAGTTCAAAGCGCGTCATGGCATTTGGAAAGAGCCGCTCGGCGTCCGCAATAGAACAATGGCAAAGGACTTGGCGCACAAAACCATTGTGGAAGATTCGGCAAATGTAGGAGTCGCTTCGATGGATCAGTTGCTCATATTCGTTCGTGACGGAAAGAACAAAGTTCCGATAGCGCATCCGCATGCCTTGCTTAAATATGCCGGCTCGCAAGAGATACCGAAAGACATTTTGCGATACAAAGGCTATCAAGGCAACCAGATTGAGAATCGCTACTCGCATTGGATTTGGCAACAGTATGCAAGTTCTTTCTGGACGGATGTTCGTCTTGAAAGGGTGTTGCCATACGTTGAAGCGCGCGAAGAAGAAGACGAGAAACACGTTCATCCTCTTCAACTCGATGTTTACGACAGGGCAATAATTTTACGTTCCAATCCAGAAGAAATCGTTCTTGAGCCGTTCATGGGAGTCGGCAGTGGGCTGTATTCAGCGATAAGACTCGGACGAAAAGCGATAGGTATCGAATTGAAGAAATCGTATTTTTCTCAAGCTTTAAAAAATATCGAGTCGATAAAAACGAAACCGCAGAACGAGAACGGCGATTTGTTTGCAGATTTGACCGACGAAGACATTGACAAAATCAGCGAGCAAATATTATGATCAAAAACAAAACCATACTCCTTGATATTGATGGTGTGCTTGCGGATTTCGTTGGAGCTACGCTTGCGTTACTTGGACGGCAAGAAGTTTTTGTCGATCGATGGAACTTCTATACGCAACTTGGTATGACATCGAATGAATTATGGAAAAGGATAGACAGCGCTGGTCATGACTTTTGGGATAACATGCCGATGTTGTCGTGGGCGCATGAAGTTATTGCCATTGTTGACAACCAAAAGACGCTTCTTTGCACGTCGCCATCTCTTTCAGATGGTTGCAACTCCGGCAAAGTAGCGTGGATAAGAAAGAACCTTCCAGAATTTTCACGTAGATTCATTATCACACCGTGCAAGCACTTGTTGCGCGGAGATTTTGTGTTGATAGATGATAGCGATGAAAACGTTGAGAAGTTCAAAGAAATTTGGCAGCCAGCGATTTTGTTTCCGCAGCCGTGGAATAAGAATCGTGAGCATTGTCATGAACGGATTGAATATTTGAAGCGTAAAATAGGAAAATTTTTATGAATCAATGCAATCCGCTTTACGACATTCACGACCGTCTTGAAGATTTTGACGATTGTGATCCGAACGAAATTTTGTTGATGACCTGTCCGCATTGTTCGCACGTGACATTCTACAAGGGCAGCGGCATATTTAGCAATATCTGCGAATGCTGCGGCTGGGAGGGATTAAGCGAACATGATGAAGAGGCCTACACAGTGGTTGACTATTGGGGATTAGAGATTTCGGGATATGATGAAGTGGAGAGTTTTAATTTATGATCGAATTGAATGACGCACTTACCCATGCCATGAGAGTAAAGAGTTTTCTCGATCCATACTGCACTCGCATAGAAATAGCCGGAAGCGTGCGCCGAGAAAAGCCATTCGTAAAAGACCTTGAAATAGTTGTCGTTCCCTGCATCATTCAAAGCAAAGATTTGTTTGATGAAGGCGAGGGATATTCGGCATTGGAAAATGCGCCGGTAAATCAACTCGGCAAGGTTGTCAAGAACGGCAGCCGTTACAAACAGATTGACCTCGGCGGAATTATGCTTGATCTTTTTATTGTGTTGCCTCCCGCCGAGTTTGGGGTGCAGTTCTTGATCAGAACTGGAGACAAGTTTTTCAGCCATTGGATGGTCACGCGGAGAGACCGGACGGCTTACTCTGATGATAGCGGGAAGTTTTATCATGGTGTTTTACCGAAATATGCGAAAGTCAAAGATGGTGCAGTTTGGGAAGGTAGAGACGAAATATTTGACGGCACAAAAATTTTCATGCCGGAAGAAATTGACTTTTTTAAATACTGCGGAATGGATTATGTTGAACCAAGAAATCGGAATGAAAGATTTGTTGAAAAATTTTTAAATGAAGCTAAATGAAATCAAAAACTCAAAACTCCGTGCCCTTATTAAGTTTCAGCTTGAAAGCGATAGATATTCCAAGCCGAAACGAAATAGACAAGGCGCATTGGACAGAGAAATCTCGTTTGCGCAAGGTATGGTCGATATTACTGGCCCGCTCATTATTAGAATTACACGGATCTATCAAGGAAAAGAATATGACGATGACAATTTCATTGGGGGCTGTAAGCAGTTACGCGACGCAATCGCTGCCGCGCTTTCGCGCAAAGGAGATAGCGAAAAAGATGGGTTGCGATGGGAATATATTCAAAAGGTTGGTGAACCAGAAATAAAGATAGAGGTTTTTAAAGATGAAATGCAATGTTTGCAATGAAAGAAAAGCAACAGAAGAGCATCACGCTTTAATAACAAGACGCGATGCGCAAGGTTGCTCGGAAGCGCTTAAAGAATATATCGAGCAAGATATAAATAAGATTCATATTTGTCAGCAATGCCATACCGGAAACGGTCATATTACAAGAGAAAAATCTCTTGAGATTATTCTTAAAAGTGGATATGCGTTGCAGCAAATAGAAGATTTTTTTGATGGGGCCGATAAGCTGGTCAAGGTTCCGTTTAAAAGATTTTGGAAGATTGTTGCACCTCAAGAGAATCTTGATAGAACTTCTCCGGCTGTGCTTGCGGCATTAGCGATTCGTACCGCTTTGGAGTTGCGTGGAAACGAAGCAAGAGAAGTATCTGAAATTTTGCAAATAGCAAAGAAGATCATCAAAAGCTCCACATCTGCATTGGCTGCGAAGGACGCGACCGCGGCGGTGATCGACAAGTTCTGTCGCAATAGCGACCGGCAGGAAATGTACAAGCCGGTGTTGAAAATATTGCAAGAAAACATTGAGTATTTCAGATATTTATAAAACACAACTGATCATAACAGGGAGATGCGAACGATGAATTTCAAACTTGCAAATTCTTTTAATATAGGCAACCAAGTTGTCTGTGATATGTGTGATGAAGATTTTACCGGCAGCAATGCGAAGGGCGGTATCTTGTTTGGTGGTAGAGCCTGTTGCCCGAAATGTGCGCTGAGAATCGAAGCATCAGCAAGAAAGTACGGAGAATTTGACCATATTAAAGCACGTTGTCCGGCAGGTGTGACGTTTTACAATTGGTGTTTGTCGTTGCGTAACGGCGATAATGAAGTGCGAATTTACAAAATTTCATGAATAGCGACAAACAGCAATTTGAATTATTTTAGACATGCTTGATGAAAAGTTGAAAGCCGAAATCCTTGTGGCCTGTTTCATCCACCAAACCGGCTTTGCGCCCGACAACGTTGTCGGGCTTGACAACGGCGAATCATGCGTGATTGGAAACGGCTACGGCCTGGCGTGGGGCTGGTCACGAGTGAGAGTGATTGACCAACTCACGGTCAATGAGTTTCAGGCAAAGATTGATATTGTGCTGGAGAGATTCAAGAAGAGAAAAGAATTTGAGCCGGTTGTCACAGTGGAAACGAAGCCGGCAGAGAATAGCCAACTTGAGATTTTTAAATAAAGAGCAAGAAAGAAATTTCTTGCTTTTTTTGTTTAAAATGATAAAATTAAGGCATGGAAAACGGCGCATTCAAAAATCGGATAGTCGGGCACGGGGTCAAGCCGGCTTCGCAATTCCAAGCGAATCCTCTCAATTGGAGGCAACACCCGCAAGAGCAGAGACAGCTTATCAATTCCGTATTGAATGAAATCGGATGGGTGCAGAATGTAGTAGAGAATATTTCTACGGGGCATTTAATCGACGGCCACGAGAGAGTATGGCAGGGATTGCAGAATGGTGATGCCGAAATCCCATACATACAAGTCGATCTTTCGCCAGACGAAGAAAAGACCATGCTTGCCTTGCTCGATCCTATCTCAGCGATGGCCTACACGGACAGGGAGAACTTGAAGGAATTGCTTGAGGGGATAACGGCGATGGACGCGAATATAACGAAATTTTTGAGCGAGATGGCGGAGCGCGAAGAAATTATTCCATCATCTGAAATATTTGATCCAAGTAAATTACCAGATGTTTTTTCTGGACCAGAAAAATCAGCTTTTTTGATTTATATAACATTTGAAGATTACGAAAATTTTAAAAATACTGTTGAATGCCTGACGCATGGGAAAAGAAAAGTACCAAATGAAAAAACCAGCAATGTCGTTATTGATTCAAAAGATTATGAATCATTTTGGAGAGATAAATTAAATGGAACTTGAAAAGGAATATTACAACTCGCCAAGATGGTCTTGGGAAATTCTTGATTGCGCCATGCCAATGACGTTTGATACTTATTCAAACTGTGCGCATCAATGCGTTTATTGTTTTGCTTATTTCCAGCGCGCACTTGGGGCATCGGCAAATGATTATTTGCACCACAAAGTAAAATCAGTAAATGTTGAAAAAGTAAAACGGATGTTTTTAGAACCGGATAAATACGCTGGTTCATTTGCTTGGTATATTAAAGACAGAAAAGTGTTGCAATGGGGAGGTCTTTCTGATGGTTTTGATTGGTATGAACAGAGATTTAAGAAATCATTGGAATTGTTAAAATTTTTCAATGAAATAGCCTATCCAATTTCCATTAGCACCAAAGGGGTATGGTTTTTAAATGATGAAGAGTATTTAAAGGAATTCAGCGGTGCAAAAAATATCCAAATGAAATACAGCATTATAACTACCAATGATGAACATGCCAAAAAACTTGAAGCAGGGACGCCAACACCAAAGGAAAGATTTTATGCTTTAAAAAAGTTAAAAGAGATTGGCGTTGCTGTTACGACATTGAGGTTTCGCTCATACGTTTTAGGGGTATCAGATTTATGCGTTGATGAAATGTTTGCAATGGCACACGATGCGAAAGTTGATAGCATAACGACTGAAATGCTTTGTCTTGAAAGCCGTTCATCAGGAATTGCGGAAGAAAGATTTAAGGTTATATCTAAAATTTGTGGATTTGATGTATTCCCGTTTTACAAAAAGAATTCTATGATTCGGGCTGGATTGTTACGTTTAAATTACGATATTAAGCGTAGCCACATAGAAAGAATGCAAAAGCTTTCTGAAAAATATGGTATTCCGTTTTTTGTAAGTGATGCTCATCATAAAGAAAAAAGTTGTGGAACTGGCTGTTGCGGTTTGCCGGAAACTGGGCCACTTTCAAATATTGCGCGCGGACAATTTGCCGAAGCTATACAGATCGCTAAAAAAAATGGTTATGTTTATTGGAAAGATATATCTGAAAAAGCAGAACCATTAAAAGAAATTCCATTTGTCGGGGCGGAAGGATTTAATACAACTGGTTCATTATTCAGAGCACAAAGAAAATATCATACGATGTATGATTACATGCTTGATGCGTGGAATGATATAAAATCGGCAATGTCACCAGCGAGATATTTTGGTGGTGCATTAGTCCCGGGCGGGAGTGACGAAAATGGAAATGTTTTTTATCTTTACAACAAACCCTTCATTCAAGATGGTTACAAAGTAAAATCATCAGAAGAACTTCATCAAATAATAAAAAATCAAAAATAAGATTGGAGTTTAATAAATTGAATATTAAAGGTATTACCGTTAATGGTATAAACTTTGAAATTAGGGAAAATACTACTGATGAAAAAGTTGTAGATGAAGTTATTAGGAGAAATACATATTTGAAAAATGGAGTTGATGTTGAAAGAAATGAAATTTGGCTTGATTGCGGAGCTAATATTGGTACTTTTACATGTCTTGCATGCTCATTGGGAGCATTTGTCATTGCTTATGAGCCAGAAAAAGAAAATTTTGAACGATTGAAAAGGAATATTTTTATAAATGGATTTTCAGTCAAAGAGATAAGAAGTGCTGTTGTGGCTGGCAAAGAAAAATCAATGTATTTATTTATCTGTAAAGGTGAATACAATAAGTATCGTCATACGTTGAATGTAGTAAGAGGGAGGAAGTTTGTAAGTATATCTTGTGTTAATTTTGATGATGTTTTGAATGAAAATATTTCTGGAATAAAAATGGATATAGAAGGAGAAGAGTTAAAAATACTTGATCAACAACATAATTGGTATAATGTAAAAAAGATGGTTATGGAATATCATTTTGATTTTGATAGATATGTTGAAAATTTTTATGAACGAATGAATAGACTTAAAGAAGCTGGTTTTATTGTTAATTATAGCAAAATAAAAGATGGTTTGAAACGATATGATTTTTATCCAGCTTCTAAAATTGTATATTGTACACGTTGAATTATGAGAACCATCACCAGCACTCCCCCGCTCTCAATCTATTTGAGCGGCCTCCCCAAAGGGAAACGTGCCGCCCACGGCAAGTCCAAGAAGTCCAAGCCGTGCGCAAATCCGGAGTGCGGCAAGACCTTGACGGCGGCACAGATAGCCAAAGGGTATGAGTATCATAGCGTGGACTGCGGACGATCGGTGATGCGGGCGAGAAATGGGAGAATGATTGAACATAAAGCATAATTTGTGATACACGGATTGATAAACGAAAAGGAAAAATGAATGGGAAAAAATACAAAACTTACTAAAGAGATTCAAACTGCCATGACTGAGGGAATACGGCTTGGCTTGAAGATACATGACGTTTGTGCTCTTGCTGGAATAACAACCACAGCTCATTACAATTGGTTGAGCAAGGGAGAGAATCCTAATCCTAAGCCAGTTTATCGTGAATATCGTGATACTATAAAAAAGGCAAAGCCGCAACGTAAACGGCATATACTCGCCAGGATATATCAGGCAGGGCAAGGCGGGAAAATAATCAAAGAGAAAAGAACAGTCAAAAGACAGACTGAATCTGGTGATATTATCATTGAAGAGACCATCACTGAAAAAGAATTGTTGCCAGACTGGAAAGCTGATGCTTGGATGTTGGAGCGCGGTTATCCGGATGAATTTGGCCGGAAGTATCAAGTAGAGTTAAAGGATTGGCGGAAGGATGCACAGGATGCAGGTATCGAACCGGAAGAAGTAGAAAATGCCTTCAACAGAATGGTTGATGAATTTGCCAGAAGCATCCCGCGAGGCCATGATGAAAGAAGCCTTGCAGGAAGCCAAGAGACGAACGGCAGGCTTGATTAAAAAAAATCCACGATATGAGAGTTTCAAAAAACAATATCGTAATGATCCGGTTGCGTTTATTCATGATTGCATAGAAGGAATAAAACCGACTTTCTATCAAGATGAAATCGGCGCGAATATAGTAAAGTATAAACGTGAGGCAGTGCGTGGGCCTCACGTCATTGGAAAGACGGCAATCGCTTCTCTCCTTGTTCATTGGTTCGCATTAAGTCGTGATGGCGAAGATTGGAAGATCATCACAACCGCAAGTGTGTGGCGGCAACTTTCAAAATATCTCTGGCCGGAAATTCATAAATGGGCAAGAAAAATTCGGTGGAACAAAATCGGAAGGCAATCTTACGATAACAGGCTTGAATTGCAAATGCTTTCACTGAAACTCGGAACTGGCGAGGCCTTTGCCGTCGCCAGCGATAACCACGAGCATATTGAGGGTGCCCACGCCGATCACATTTTTTACATATTCGATGAAGGGAAGGCTATTCCCAATAAGACCTGGGAAGCTGCCGAGGGCGCGCTTTCCGGAACTGGCGAAGCTTTCGCGTTGGCGATCTCGACCCCAGGTGATCCAATCGGTGTGTTTTATGATATTCACAGCAGAAAACGAGGATATGATGAATGGCATGCCACGCACATAACCAAAGACGATGCGATCAAGTCGGGGAGAATGAGCCTTGAATGGGCAAAAGCAAAAGAAAAATTATGGGGAAGCGAGTCAAGCATATTCAAAAATAGGGTAGAGGGTGAGTTTGCCGCAGGAGATGAGAGCGGCATCGCACCGTTGTCATGGATTGAGGCAGCCAACGAAAGATGGTGGGCATGGGTAGAAACTGGGCGGATGGGAAAAGCGGCAGTATTGAGCAGCGACATAGCTGCCGGTGGTAGCAATAAGACGGTGGTGACAGATTTGTTCGAGCAATGCGGCGCCTGTGATTTGGTTTACTCGGAATTTGATGAGTTTGACCATAAAAACGAGAAGCGATTCGCTACGGCGCGGACAAGCGCAAGATTGACGGAAAGGGTTACAATCAAGAGCCATTCGTTAGGAATTATCGTTGATGCTGTAGGCATAGGCGATGGTGTCGCCAGCAATCTTACGCAAAAATTCGGAACAGAAAAGGTGATTGCATTCAAGGGCGGGATGGCGGCAGAGCACGAATGTTACGGCAAAAAGGAAAAGATATTTGATGGAACTGGAACTTTTGTTTTCAAGAATCTCAACTCGCTTGCTTGGTATATGCTTCACGAAAAACTCAATCCAGACAGTCAAATCAAGATAGCGCTTCCGCCGAAAGATAAGCTAACTGGTGATCTCGTGAACCGTCGATACGAAAAAAGGTCGGATGGCGTGATTGTAGTAGAATCAAAAGAAGAAATGATCAAGCGTGTGAAAGCAGAGATTGACGAAGCAATAACTTCACCAGATGATGGAGACACGGCAGCAATGGCAATATATGCCTATTATCATGGATTCGATAAAAGTTTGAAGAGCAAGCCAAGCATTGCCGTCATGCCGCGCACGGAGCGGCAGATATATGGAGATATGCCATGAACGAAATGGACAAGATCAATACGCGCGATGAAGTTGCGAAGAAAGCCAATGTTTCACCAACAACCGTTCATCGTGTTGAGAAAGTTTTAGAAGACAGAGACATCACTCTCGGCCTTTTCATCGGCAAGAAACTCCACGGCACAATCACGATTGAGAAAGGCATAAAAAGTGTAGGCAAGGTATACAGCTTTCCGCCATTGCCAAATAAAACAAGCACAAAAAAATTTCAATGATTCAAGAGCAGGCGCAAGCCTTGTACAGAAACAAATTAGAAAGAATAGCAATGGATAGAAAAATAAAACGTTGGTTTGAAAAAACTGATTTTGCATTAACTTTTGATTGTTATAATTATTGGGATAGTGGCATTTTTTACATGAGTTTGGTATCTTTAAATTAAAGTCGCACGAGTTAATTGTCTATTCTGCGTGAAAAATATAAATTAAAATTTTTCTTGACAATGGCAAGAAACTTGCTTACATTCAACGCAAAAGGTTTTCCAGTCATTAACTTGGAGCCGTCCGTCGATGAAGAGACTCTTGACCGTTCTTACTTGCGCGCTGCTTCCGTCACTTCTTGCGGCGCAACCGTTTATAGTAGAATTGGGGATTCCTGATTTCCACAACAGCAATTCAAATCCGAAAGTTTTCTCCGCTAATATAGATTTCAAACCGCCGTTGGTCAACAATGATCATTTGCGCGTCGTGCTCGGTTTCGCTGGAGTTTTTTCGGACGCGGCGGACAAGACCGGCAACATCGGCGTTGGATTGAAGTATGTCGGACTTCCGCTCAATCTTTCTGCCAGTGGAGTGCTTTACATTCCGTCTGCTGACAATGATAATGACGCATCATTCTCGGCGCTTGTGGCCTTCCAGGACAGCAAGTTCGGATATTTCGCGCCCGAGTCGACGCCGGCGCAATTGAATTTTGAGACGTGGGCAAATCTCCCTTATGGTCTGCGAACCGATCTTTCGGTTGGCGGGCTTTTTTTATTCGTCAATGACAAACAAGTTTTGAGCGAAGACAGTTTCGAATTTTTCGTGCCGTACTCGGCAAGGGTGAGCAAGAATCAAGACAACCTTGAGATCGGCGCAGCGTTTGGCGGAATATGGTATGCCACTGAAAACGTTGGCGATGCTTCACAGTTGAAATTCGATGCAGGAATTTGGCTGGGGCCGTTCAAGCCGACGATTGAAGCGACATTTCCGTTGAGCAATGAGTTGTCAGATGTTCTGGACAAAACTTTCACGCTCAAACTCGTGGTGAAATGAATGCCGGTGAATTACGACGACCGCGTGCTACAGGAGTTCACGAAGTTGCCGTGGCGATGGGATGAACACAAAATTCCGAATCGGTTGGCGTTGAACATGTTGACTGGATTTCTTCTTGACGGATTCACCGGCAACATCACGATAAACTGCGAGGGCGGGACGGTGATGCGAATAACGCCGGCGCCTGTGATAAAACAGGAAGACATCAAAGAAAGATTCTTTGAGCAAATAGAGAAAAGCAAATAAAGTTTTTTTGAAATAGGCTGAAAAGGTCTACTGACGAAACAGAGGCCTTCGATTGGCCGAGCTTGAATGCTCGACTGGTCGAAGGCCTTTTTTATTTTGTACCATGCAAAAAATGACGATCAACTCCAAGAGCTTGATTGGTTTCACCGACGAGATCGAGACAGCAAAGCAGCAAGGCTGGAAGGTGACAGAAACGCGCGCCGAATATTTCGCAGAGTTGGTCAGAACCGACGAGCCGAAGTTGGTGTTCAAGATCGGCCCAGTATCAAACCGAATCATGGAAGATTGAAAAATGGCTATTCAACTTACAGACATTCAAAAAGTGACATTGTCGATTTCAGCCGTCGATGCGGCGGGAAATCCGGCGCCGATTGAAAATGCGACGTGGGTATCATCTGACCCGACAGTGTTGACGGTGACGGCAGACGCAAACGGACTCACTGCCGTTGCCGAGACGGTCGGGCCTCTTGGCAATGTACAGGTGCAAGTGAATGCAGATGCGCGAATAGGCGAAGGCGAGGTATTGTTGCAAGGCGTGCTCGATGTTGAAGTGATCGCGTCCGAGGCTACAGCGTTGACCGTCGCAGCAGGAACACCGGAGTCAAGATTGTAAAATGAGTTCGATAATCGACACGGCAAAATCTCTTCTTTTCAAGCTGATTCCGTCGCGCAAGATCGTCGATCAAAGAATCACAGAGAAGAAATCTGCGGAGAGAACTACAGACCAGCAGTTCGCGCAACAGCCGTTCTTTCGCATCCAAGATGACACGTCGTCGCACAAGCGGCTCCAAACCATATTCGATTGTTGGAGAATGTACGAAGATGACGACCGCGTGAGGTCGACGATACGTGGTTTGTCGGAGGATTTCGTGCGGCGCGGCGTGGACAGGAAACCAATGTCGATCAAGGTTATATCAGAAAACAAAAGCGATGTCGATGAATTACAAACCATGCTTGATACCATGTTTTCTGAATTGAAGATATACGACCGTCTTGATTCAATCGCCAGATGCACACTCATAGAAGGTTCGCGATATTACCGTCATGTAGTTGATCTCACGACGAACAAGATCATTGCCTTCAAAAAATTGCCGAGCGCACGCAATGGGTTTCTCATTACCGGGCCGATAGAGAGTGACGACCCGCAAGTGAACGGCGGATACGTCATGTATGACACGAAATACCGCGCAGCAGTAAACTTTTTTTATTGGTGGGAGATCGCAGCATTCCATTGGGATTACGACGAGGACATGGGATTCGGCACACCGCTCTTTTCAAGCGGGAGAATAAATTACGAACGTTTGAGACGCATTGAAAGGTCGATGGCAAAAGCGCGGGAAAGAATAGGTTATAATAGGCTTGGATTTGAGAATCTCGGATTCACCAATTCGGATGACTTCAACCAGTTTGTCGCTAACACCGAATCCATGCGAATGCAGAAAGGCGATTCGGACGGCATGAGCGACGTGTACTCAAACGGAACCGTTCGGCAGATCAACCAAGCAAATTCATCATTGTTCAACATCAAGGACATCGAATATTCACAGGCTAAGATGCAGGAAAGTGGATTGAAGCCAAAGGCACTTGGTGGATCCGGCGGGGAGAACGTAAATCGCGCTGTGTTGGAAGTGCAATACGACGATTACATAAATGGTACGGTGATCGACGGCGAGGCCATGCTGGAAAATGGTTTGCGTAAGACGATCGAGGTACAGATGGCGTTGCTCGGCAGAGACATAAAAATGACGCCAGTGCAATTCGTGTGGCCATCGAAGCATATTGTTGATGCACGTTTGATCGCAGAGGCAAGAGAGGCAAACAAAGCAGGAAAGCTTTCAGACACGACATACCTACAAATGTTCAAAAGCAATTTCGAGCGTGAGCGGAAATTGATCGAACAAGAAACAATTGCGTTGGAAGAAGAGCAACAACGGCAAGCCGAGAGAACGCAAGCGAACATCGAAATGAATGAGCCAAACGAAGATGAGATAGAGATTGATGATGAAGAAAATATCGATGATCAGATAGAGTCTTTGCTGAAACGCACGAACGGTAGGGCACGGCATGTTTTTGAAAAATCATTTTCATGAAAAGCAAATCATATAAATTCGATGCGGACGTTGCGCTCGGAGATAAAATATTCAAGGCAGTTTGCGAGATGATGACGAGCAATAACGGAAAGATCACGATGATATTGCGGCGCAAAGACAACGACGAGATGATTTCGAGCGTTGGATTTGACAAAAAAATTTTATGCGGACGGTAGTTGAATTTCTTCTAGGCGATGAATTGGAAAAAGAAAAAACATCGAGATAAAAAATGCCAGGCATAGACGCAAGCGGAAAAGACACGATACGGGCACGTCAGGCCGATCCAAGCGATTTTGATCAAAAGAGTTTCAGGACAATCGTATTGGATAAGGCCAAAGGCGTCAAGGCCGTGATCGGGAAGAGAAAGGGCGAAAAAAACACGTCCACCCAAAGCATACTTTTCCCGAAAGAAAATTTTACCGTCGCTCAGGCGAAAAAATGGTTGAAGGATAACAAGATGAAAACCGAAGAAAAATCACGCAGCGAGTTTCTTGATCCGGTCAGAAAGTTGTGGCCGCTCTCCTATCCTGCTATATTCGAGACGTTAATTGATTTCAACAACGGCGCATTGTACGAAAGCGGTTATTATGGTTGGGATCAAGTCTCAACCTACGGAAGAAAGCTCGCGCGCAAGCTGAATGTCAACACCAATGTCAGCATGAGCGACGAGGAATACGATGATGACGGAAGACCGACAATCTCTGCATATCAAAGCAACGGCAACAAGCAGACGATGTATAAATTTCATGATGGCCAGGTGATCGTTGTGCGTTCACGCGGTTCAAACGATGATGAAATGGAATGGGAATACACGGAAGACAGCGGCGAGAGTGAACCAAACATGACGTTTTCAGGAGAAGAAGACATTGACATTATTGAAGCAGAATATCCCGGACAAGTAGTTAAGTCTTTGCGTAATAAGAAAAAAATGAGCCGTGATCAAATGTCCGCGAAGATGAATATTAGTGCGGCACGGTTAAAAGAGATTGAGGACGGCGACGACATAGATGATGACGAGATGAGCGAAATATCTGGCGCGCTCGGCATGACCAAGAAAAAAATGAAAAAAGTGATGGATGCGATGACCGCCGACATTTCTCCGGATTCTGATGACATAAGCCAAGAAGAAATTGAAATCGAAGATGTGGAGATAGAAGATTTTGATACCGTGCAAGTATACGAATTACTTGAAGAGATTATAATAAACAACAAACCGGCAGTGAAGTACAAGTTGAGCGGAGAGCTTCTTTTGGAGGAAAGACGCAACGACGGCACCGTTGGATTCACCGTGCCGATGATCAAGGTTGGAGCGTATACCGCGAACGGAAACAGGTACTCGCTGAAGTGTTGCGAGAATATCATACAAGACATCAAGAAACTCCAAGAGAGCCAATCCCGCAGGGACGGCGAAGCCGCAGACCGGCTCTCCATACTTCACATAAACTCACCGAAGACTAAAAAGTCTGAAACCATGACGACCGAAAATTCAGAGACACCGACGATGCTCCCCACGCATGGGGCACGGATCAGCGAGGCACTCGGAAACCCGCTGCTTTCCATATCCGGCATTGTCACCGGGGCACATTTCAACAACGATCAATCCATCCTTTACATCGACGGAGAAACTATTCCCACGCAAGCAGGAAAGGATATGACCGTGCTTCTTGAAAAGAAGCTGGTCAAGGGCGTTTCGCTTGCTGGAACACCGGCGAAAGGCATGTATGAGAAGAACGACAAGGGTGCATACGACGTTGACCGCTTGCATTTTTTCGGCTCTGATTTTACCAACAATCCCGCCATGCCGTTCGAGGCCGATGAAGCGGGATTTAAGTTAGCCGCATGAGGAAAAACAAATGTCAAAGATGACAGCAGATCAATACGCTGAAATGAAGGTAAGGGCGGCGCGCGCCGAAGAACTTGAAAAAAAAATAAAGGTTCTCGAGGCGGAAGCCGCAAAGAAAGACAAACCTGGCAGCGAGTCGGCAAGCAATGAAGAATCGGAAAAGGTCAAAAAGCAACTCCAGCAACTCCAGGAAGAGCAACGCCGCGCAAAGGTGCTTTCCTATCGCGCCGAGGTCGAAAAATTGATTGCAGAGGAAACAAAACGTCAAAATATCGAGAAGTTCAAAGGCGTATTCGGTGTACTTTTTATCGAAGAGTCCGTGAACAATCTCAAGACGGCGCTAACTGACGCCGAGGTCGTTGATTGGATGGGCGATGAAGTTTATGGCAAAGATCGCATGACGAGAGAAATCCAAAAACGAGTCAACGCCGAAATGACCAAGCGGCATAGGCTCGTAGAGGAAGTCAATGCCAAGCTGAAACGTGATTCCATTGCCAACTCCATCGCGCGTCCGTTTAATATAAACGCACTGACTGCAAAAGAATTGGAGGGCGGCCAGCTTCATGAAGAGGCCTATCTCAACGATGAGGCGTCGAAAGTTGATCCGGCTCTTACCCGCCTGCAAAAAGTTTTCATGAGCAAAGTCTGGGGCATCCCGATCAAATTCAAGGGACGCGATCTTTATGAAGAGATGTTGGCCGATCCGCGCATGGCGCAACTCATTGAACAGCAGCACAAATGGGAAATCTCAGACGGAACTTATGGTACAGGACAAAAGCACTGGTTGTCGCCCGGAGGCCGTTTATATGAGATGGTAAACAACCATATCAACAAGAGAAATTTGTTGTTGTTGGAAGCAGATGAGGCTACTACGACAAACTTTCTCGGCGGCACTGGCATTAACCAGCTTCCTATCGACGTTTCAGGCGCCATCGTTATGAATGCTTATGGCCGCATGTTGGCGCGTGAGTTGGCGGCAATCACCGAAGACATGCAATCGACCACCAAGCGCGTTTATGAAATTTTGCATCCACGTGGCGAGGAGCCGTTACGGGCGGGACGTCACTGGTTTGGCGGAGTTGATTCTGATACTCCGACGACTCTTGATACCACCAAGACGCTTGCGGATGGCACGGTCGTGAATGACGAAAGCACTTTGGCGCGTGCGAGCAACCAATATCCAAGCGAGGTGTATGCTTATCTTGGCGAAGTTGTGGACGCCGACACCACGATAACCGTCACCGGAACGGATCAAAACGGCGACTCGGCGACTGCAGTTGTAAAGTTCTTGACGACGGATGCAGTCGGAGCGACAAGGCGTTGTGTACCAACGGTGCGCGGCACGATGTTCATGGACATCAGCGCGGTTTCGTCAACAGGTTGGACGGATGCTGCCGCAAAAGGCGAAGTCGGTTTCTTCGCCCCAGACGAAGTTGCAGCGCATACGGTCGGAGGCGCGGCTCAAAAGGCCAAGCTAAAAGCATATCATTATGATTGTTCCGAGCGTGAATACGCTATGCAATCAAGTGTTGATCGCAATTTGATTGAGGACACATCGAAGGCATTAGCGGCTGGTGGTGGGCCAGGATTGAATTACGTGGCGATGATCACCTCGATGATTTCAGAAGAGGTAATGAATTTCATAGACCGGGAATGCTTCGATGATGCCGTGCAGTCGGCGTACAGTTACAATATTGCGACGTTTGATGGCACGAGTCCGGCGGACGGTGCATCGGTTTCAGAATGGAAAGAGCAACTCCATTTCAACATCGCCGACTTGATCAGTTGCGTCGGATATTATAGCGGAGTTCGTCCAGACTATATGATTTGGAACTCCAACGATGAACCGACTTGGAGTGAATGGTTGCGCGGCAATCGGCTTTCCGCATTCGCGCCAGAGGTGAACGATCCGTTCGCCAATGCACGGGCAAAGTATGCCATTGCCGGATGCAACGTCTACGTATCAGAGAACACGCCACTCAAACGCATCATCGTCGGATCAAGATCGAAACGCAGCGGACTTGTGGCATTGAGTTACATTCCGCTCATGATTTTGTCCGGTGAAAATGCGGCGGCGTCATTCCAAGCCGAAGTCATGGCGAGGACTCGCGGTTTTTACGGCATTCCGTCGCAATCCGGACAGCCGGAGGCCGGGCGTTCGCTTGGCATTTTGAAAGTCACAAGATAGAAAAGAACGAGCAGGGCGCACGGTTCGTTTTGAGACGAAACCGTGCGTCTTCACTCATTTTACGAAAGTATCATGAAACAATATTGCTTGATGAACAACACCGGTAAGGCCGTGTCAGCGTTTGGCATTGTCATACAGCCGAAATCGCAGTCGCGGAAACTTTCCGAGATGGAGTACAAACGTGCATGTAAAGAGGCAGCTCCAGAAGGCGTATCGCTTGTGCCATTCTTGCTTGAATCAGAAAAGGCGGTGGTCGAAGCTGAACAGACGCCGCAAACACCAAAAACCACGTCCGGCGCATCAAGGCGAGGGCGCAAGACAGAGGTAGAAGAATGAAGCGTTATCCAAGATACAGAGTTTTTGCGGGATCATTAACCGATGCTACGGCGAAGGTCGATCTTGCCGCCACATACGGAAAAGTCGGAAACGCGGTCAATATTTGGGGATACGACAACATGGCGATGCTGCTTGCGGAAATTGCCAACAATGAGGGCGGCGTAGTGAAGTTTTTTCTCGCGCCGAGCGGTTCTCAACCTGCAAACTCGACAGGCATGTACCAACTTGTTGCAGCGGCTGGTACGGAAGTCGAGGTAACGGTGACGCAGAATGTTCGTCATGAATATTCACTCACCGGAGTTTCTGGAAAATGGTTGCTCGTAGAGGGCAAGGGCGCGAGCAGTACGACCGCCGATCTTGTCGCATTTCTTCATGCGCAAGAATTGCTCGGTGCGTACACCGGGCAGGATCACGAATATGGCCGCGGCGTCGGTCATGGCTTGATCGCGACCAACAATATCCCGATAGTGGCAACAGCGACAACGTTGACGACAGATTTGACTGATGTTGGATTGATTGTCGATGTTGGTGGATTGTCTAATCTCACTCTTTACGTGACTAACAGCGGACTGCAAACCGGCAGGATAAATGTCTATTACGAGAAGTCACAGGCCGCTCCAGCTGATACCACGACCATGTGGCGTTTATGCGGAACAAATGGCGCGGCGTTGAATTTCGACACGCTCACCGCCGAGAAAGCAGCGCATCCGCTTCTTGTTTCTGGCGCGAGATGGCTTGCGATAAAAGCTGCCGGACTCACCGATGCGACGGACATAGCGGTATCTGTTTGCGGCGTCGCGCAAGGAGGATGATATGGCGAATTTCCCGAACATCGTTCGCGGTATCGCCTCTTCCGGTCCAGTGCTTTCGTTTACCAACAAGACAGGTACGCCGATAGCTAACGTTACCGGAACCGCGACCAGGAAAGGGGCGTGGCGGCTCACGTTCAAAACCGTTGACACGACCGGTAAGGCAGTCGATGCTTATGATTTTCACAACAATTTCAAGACCAGTCGACAGATCGTGGTCAGCCAGGCATATACCGATATAATCCCAGGACTCACTATAACGCTCGGCGCGACGATCAATGCTGGAGACGCGGCGAACGTAACGTACTCTGACATCTTCACGGTAAACACGTAATGAGTTCGTTTTCTTACATAGCGAGATCGCAACAAATAGTCCTCTCCGGGCCTGCGGTATACGAATCGCTGTTTACCGCGCAGCATATCACGACGGTGAAATCCATACGAGTCACCTACGATGAGGCAAGCTCATCAAACACAGGTGTGACGTTGCGCGTCGGAAAAGTCGGCGATTCGGATTACTTCGCATCGCATACGAGCGAGGTATCAAAGTCTCTCGGTTACTCGAAGTGGCTTACTTTGTCGAACACGATGTTGGCGCAAGACGAAGTGTTGACGATTGAGTGCGACGGCGACAAAGTCGGAACCGGAATAGTTTCAATACAAATAGATTTGCGGTGGACACTGAATGAATGAGATTAAAAAAATTGTTATTGTTTTGTTGCTGCTTGCTGCAACTGCGGACGCGCAGCAAAAGCAGGCGTGGTCACGCATAGAGAGAGGAACGTCGCTTCCGAGCGTGGTACGTCCGGTATCTTATTTGTTTTTCAGGACGGCGGACTCCACGCTTTGGGCATCAACAGGACTCACATGGGTGCGTGTACCAAATCCGACATTGATCGAAATATCGGTAGCAGAAATGTTGTCCAACACAACGGCAGACAGCGCGGCAGACTCGACGGTGTATTATCAGCCGGTGAAAATGTTCGCTCTTGGAGATACCGTAACCTTCAGTTTCGTTGTGTCGGATAACTTCGCATCCATTGATTCAGTAGTGGCGTTTGCGGCAACAACTTCAACGGTAGGAGATTCGGCAGCATTTGCCATACAAGTTAAACGATTCGGAGTGGGGAATGCTTTGAGTGGGGCGTTTAACTCTGCGGTCATTGACACAGTTGATCTCGGAACAACAGCCAATGCGATCAAACGTTTCTCGTTCACATCTCTCGGTAGCATTACAGTAAAATCACGCGCTGTTATTGGCGGCAAGATATGGCGAAGCGCCTGCGCCAACAACGCAACCGCTGGAGTATATTTGTTGCGGTTATTAATATACGGAATTGGGCTTCGTTGATATGGCATCGACTCTTGCACAACTTCGCGCATCGGTTCGTCAAGAAGTGGGAGACGAAGAGCGGATTACCGGAACGGCGACTGGCGGCTCGCTAACTGAAGTCATCGACACGTCAAGGTTGACGCAGGCGGACGATCATTGGAAAGGACATAAGGTTTTTATCAAGGATACTACCGATGACCTTGCGCCTAAAGGCGAGTCAAGAAAGATAGCGGCGAGTGCATCGGCAACTGCAAAATTGATCGTAGAGTTTCCGTTCAGTGCGGCAGTCGCATCTGGAGATACATATTCAATAGCAGTATTTTCTGATGCCCAGATCGACGCAGCAATAAACAACGCCTTGCAAATGGAGGTGAGCAAATGGTTACCGGAAAAAACGTTCGAGAATCTCGCAGTATCGGCAAATCTTCATCGCTTTGCGCCGACCAGCGCCAACTCCATTCGCTGGATAGATAAGATCGAATATGTGGATTCGGCGTTGAATCAACAGATCGATTATGCTGGAATGTGGTCGTGGAACTCGTTTCTGAGAAAAGTTGAATGGACGTTTTTTTGGAACGAGAGCAAGACGTTGATGATGCAAATAGCCCGCGATCACGCCAAACTCACGACGGATGCCAGCACCGTTACCGTGTTGCCGCGTGAAGAACCTTTGTTGACGAAACTTGCGGCGGCTGATTTGCTGCTCGGACTTTCAGAGAAGGAACTGCGGAACGACTTCGGAAATTTGAAGCCTAAATCATGGCGGCGCGGCGACGTATCTGAATCTTATGAATCTGCACAAGAGCATTTCGGAGAGATGCGTAAAGGAATAATAAATCAAATGAAAGAATTGGCATCCGCGCCAGTGGTTGGATTTTATCCGAGAACAGGCGCGCCGTACTCAATAGAAAATTTGAACGTCAACACGTTTTCCGATCCAGACGGAAAACCGGCACCGCAAATGTTTTGGCAACTACGATGAAAAAGACATTAACATTTATTTTGTTATTTGTAACTTCAGCATCGGCGCAAACCGTGCACTGGCAGACGTTTCAGCAAAGCATAGACTCTGCCGGAGTAGATACGTCATGGTTCGCATTGCGCAGCGGATTTCTCGCGCGCGACGTTGACGCCGATTCGCTTCCAATAGTTCCACCTGAAAATGCAACGATTGATGAAACGCCAGTCGTCACTTTCAGGCAGGTGTCAGGAACGGTTTCCGACTCGTCGATCACCTACGCCAAGCCGGTCGTGTCTTACGACGGGGTGGCGTATATCGTGCAGAATGATTCGATATTCGTTACCGGCTCCAGCTTCGCGGCGCCGGCTTCCGCCAACACGTTCGGTGACGG